GGAGGCATGGCTAAGAAAAAACAGGTCATGAAGAAGCGTGGTGGTGGAATGGCAGCCAAGAAAATGATGATGGGCGGTGCAGTTTCACCTAGAAAAGCTATGGCCATGGGAATGATGGATGGCGGTATGGCTAAGAAAAAACAAGTTATGAAAAAACGTGGCGGCGGTATAATGAAAAAACGTGGCGGCGGAATGATGAAGAAGAAGTAATTTGAAATGGCTACATCAGGTACAACAGATTTTAACTTAAACATTGACGAGGTTATTGAGGAGTCTTTTGAAAGAATTGGAAGACAAGTCAGAACTGGTTATGATTTAAAGTCAGCTAGAAGAAGTTTAAATCTGTTGCTATCTGAATGGGGCAATAGAGGAGTTCATCTTTGGAAAGTTGTTAATCACACACAAAACCTCGTAGCAGGGTCAACCACATACACTGCTCCAGCAGATACAAGTGATGTATTGGAAGCAGTTTTTAGAAATGGTAGCACAGACACTACCATGACAAAAGTTTCAAGATCGGAGTATCAAGCGATACCAAACAAATCTTCGCAAGGCACTCCAACTCAATATTACGTTAGAAGAAATTTAGCTAATGTTGAAATTAATTTATACTTAACTCCAAACACAACTGACACTCAAATAAATTATTTTTATCTTGCAAGAATAGAGGATGCAGGGGCATACACAAAAACACCTGATGCACCATATAGATTTTTACCTTGCATGGTTTCTGGTCTATCTTTTTATTTAGCACAGAAACACAACCCCGGTAGAGTTCAAGAAATGAAGCTATACTACGAAGATGAATTACAAAGAGCTTTAACAGAAGATGGACAAAGAACATCAGTTCACTTAGTGCCACAAAACTTTTTTAGGACTTAAAAATGGCTTTTGCAGTTGGAAAAGAGTCACAAGCAATTTGTGATAGATGTGGTTTTCAATACTATTATTTAGATTTAAAAAAAGAGTGGAATGGACTGTTTGTTTGTCCTGAATGTTACGAACCTAAACATCCACAATTAGAACCTCCATATTCAAAACCTGACCCTGAAGCGTTACAGAATCCTAGACCAGATAGACTAGAACCAACAATTGTTTTTGTTGGAGCACCAGCAGACTCTGCTTTTGAGTCTGATGGAATGCAACCTGCAACACAAATCAGAGAGTTGATTATAGGTTCAAGTCTTGGTAGAGTGACAGTGGTGATATCATGAACTATTCTGAATTATTAGATAATGTAAGAAATTATACAGAGGTCACATCTGATGTTTTAACAAATACAGTTATAAATGTATTTATTACAAATACAGAAAATAAAGTTTCAAGAGAGGTTGATAGTGATGACCAAAGAAGATATGCAACAACAACCTTTGAAGCCAATAACGCTTTTTTAGATGTCAGTGGTCCTGAGGGTGGATTTAAATTTGCTAGAGGACTACAGTTAGTTGAAACTGACGGAACTAGAACTTGGTTACAACAAAGAGACACAACTTTTATAGATGAGTATATTCCAGAGAGATCTACCACTGATACTAACTTTACAGGCAAGCCAAAGTATTGGGCCAACTGGGACGCAACACAATTAGTAGTGGCTCCTACTCCAAACGCAGCTTACACAGTAGAAATGTGGTACAATGAAACTCCACAAAGATTAGGAAACGGCTCTGGATCCACGACCACCACAACATTTTTATCCAACAATGCCTCAGAGGTATTGTTGTATGGAACGCTATCTGAAGCATTTTCATACTTGAAAAATGACAAAGATATGCAATTATACACACAGAAGTTCCAACAAGCTCTTCAGCTTTTCGCACAAGAGCAGATGGGACG